AATTGAAGTATGGTATTGAATTAGAGTTAGAAGTTAGATCAGATTTTTACAGATTTGATATAGTCGAAGAACTTCACGACGTAATGAAACAAGACGCAATCTGTAAACGCGACGGCTCACTATGTGAAGAAAACGGCTTTGAACTTGTTTCAACTAATGCTGATTTTCACCACCATAAAAATATTATGTGGGAAAAGTTTTTTAAACTTAACCTACATGAGAAAGTGAGGGGTTTTCATGGTCATCAATGTGGCTATCACATACACTTTTCAAGAGAGCCTTTTTCAGTTCCAGAAATGAAGCGTTTAAATGCTTTCTATCACAATCCAGAAAACAGAAGTTTTCTGGTTGATATTTCTGGTCGAACTACTACTTATGCTAAATATTTAAATGAAATTACTATTGAAAATGATATTGAAACCTATGGAGATGATTTTAAATTTAGAGCCATAAACTTCAATAATAGAGATACAATAGAAGTTAGAATATTTAGATCAAATCTGAAACCAATTTCATTTTTTAGAAATCTTGAATTGGTGCATAGTATTAATCAATTTATTTTGAATAGTTCTGAAAGTGTCAAATATACAGAATATTTCGACTACCTTTTAAACAATCCGACAAAAGATTATATTAATCTTTTGTTATGGCTTGATGATAAGGAATATTTCAGTCATTTAAAATATATCGAGGATTTCAAAACCAGATATAACGATTTTAAAAATCTGGTTATGGATTTCAAAAACGAAAATCAAGAATTAATATTATTAGAAAGTGAGGATAATTAAAAATGTGTTTAATTATTTTAGTAAACGATACTAAGGCGCTATCTTTTAAAGATATGGAAACGGCTTATAAAAGAAATTCCGACGGCTTCGGAATTATGTATATGAATAAAGAAAATAAATTTGTTTCAGATAAGTTTACCCCAAAAAACTTTAATGAAGTAAAAAACTTTTTTAATATTCATAAGGTAAATGCAAAAAATCAGATTGCTATTCATTTCAGATTTACAACTGAGGGAAAGACAAATAAGAAAAATTGTCATCCGTTTATTAGTTATAGAACTGAAGAAAGACAAATAGGCATGATGCACAACGGCGCAAGATTGCCAATACCTTTAATCAATAAAAATTATTCTGATACATGGCATTTTAACGAGCATTATTTAAAGACTGTATTAAGAAAAAACCCTAATCTTATTTTAAATAGTGATTACCAATCAGAATTAGAAGATCATATTGAACAAGATAAAATGATTTTCTTAGATAGTAAGACCGAAAAATTCATTATCATCAATGAAACAGTCGGAAACTATCGAAGTGGTAATTGGTTTTCTAATGACTATTGGCACAATTTCCCAAAGATAAGTTATCGGATTGATAACGATTTTAATTATTATGGGGGGCACATCTTAGAAAATTCGCTCCAGAATAATCAAATCGAATTTTTATCTGATAGCGAGATTAAAACGACGAATAGTCAGTCATTATATGATTTTGTTGATGACTGTTATTATAGCGAGGATATGAGCCCAATATATAATCTGGTCGATAGGTATAAAAAGAAAGTATCTTAAATTTATTCAATAGCCCTTTAAATAGGGCTATTGACTAGATTTATATATATAAAATCCTAGTGATAGATCATACCAGAAATATTTTTAATATATCTGTATGGCTCTTAAAAAGGAAAAAAATATAAGCTAGTAGAAAGAAAAAAGAAATGGAAACAGAAAAAAGAAAAAAATTTGTTAAGTTTTCCAATTTGAGATTACAAAATGCAATTAATCACATCTCATTAATTGGCAAGCTAGCAAATAAAAGAGCCTACGATTATTCCGAAAAGGATATCAATATAATTTCTAATGTTCTTTTAAATGAGGTTGAAACAACAATTAGAAAATTAAGAAAGTTAGAAAAAATAGAAAGTGAGGATTATATTAAATGATCGGAACGCAATTAGATTTATTTGATGATTATGATTTTTATAATTCATATTCATTTTATCATTTACAGGTTAAGTAAAATTTCAAAGTAATATTTTATTACTGCTGGATTTAGCTCTGGCAGTAATATTTTATTACTATCTAAAATTTTTTTTCCAGAAAAAATCTAATCTAATCTTTTAAGACAGGCACAAGCACAAGCGAAAATCTCAAGCGCAGGCACATGAACACGCACAAGGACATTGACATTACGTATGGGATTTTATATAAATAAAATAGAAAGGAATAGAAATGACAATAGGACAATTAAATAAACTTTTCTTAACACAATTAGAAATGAAACATAATAAGAACTTACCAAAAGCAGAGAAAGATGAAATCTTAGATCAAATCTCAGATGAACTAGAAGGAATGTCAATGAATGACTTTTCAAATCTAGTAGATAAATATGATTTAGGAATTACTGAACTAGATAATATTTTTTGGGATTTACGAGAAAAACTTTTTGAAGAAAGGAAGAATAAAAATGCCTAATTGGTGCAACAATACAATAACTATCGAACACAAGGACAGTGCAAAAATTAATGAGGTTGTTAAATCACTAACAACGAAAAAAAGTGAGGACACAATCGAAAGTTTGTTTTTCACATACTGTAAACCAGAGCCAGATTACTCAAAGACAAAAGTAAAATGTGCTTATCCAGAAATAACTAAAAAACAATACGAAGAAGATATCAATCGAAAATGGTGGGATTGGCGAGTTCAGAATTGGGGAACTAAATGGAATATTGAAGCTCTTTCTGAAGATCGCATTAGTGTAGATAAAAACAAAGTTATTTTTGATTGTGAAACGGCTTGGTCGCCACCATTAGAAGCTCTTGCTGAATTAGAAAAGAAGGGTTTTGAAATTGAATGTGATTACTATGAAGGTGGTTGCGCTTTCATTGGTAGGTACGAAACAAATGCAGAGAAAAAAACTTGGAACTTACCAGAAACTTTAGCTGAGTTAAAAGACATGATGAAAGATAACGAAGTATTCAAAGACTTAGTAGAAAGTTGGGGAGTTGATTTAGACTATGAAGAAATGGAGAAGAATAATGAAAACTAAATTTGAAGGTGATGAGTTCTACGATATAGCATGGTATCTTGGAGTAGATGGTTGTGAAAACGGAGATGAAGCAGTCTATCAAATAAAAGAACTAATAAACAATCCAGATTATGCAAAAGAATTTATAGCAGATTATGAAAGGTGGGTTGAAGAAAAAAGAAAGGATATGGAAGATGAGTAAAGAACTAGGACACGACAGAGCAGTTGAAGAAGCTAAAAAATATGCTTCAGAGCTTTGTAGTAAATATAAAACAGATTGGGAGTGGTATTGATGACAATTAGAGAACTAATAAAAGAACTACTTAAAGATGAGTTAAGACTTGATGATGATATTAGATTTTACTACATGAAAAATGATGAATTGTTTGGTTGTGAAGTAGAATCGATTGCATATCGAGATCAAGTAGAATTTACAATACAAGACGAGGAAGAACTACTATGACCAGAAAAGAAATACTTGATGAGTTAAGTATATCCGTAGCTTGTCTTTTTGATGATGCAGAAGTAATTAACGGACAAGATATTATTAAAGCAGAAGTAAAAGACATAGAGCATATACAAGACTTAATAACTAAATTGGAGAATCAAGAAGATGACTGACAAAGAAAAATTAGATAGATTAAGTACGATTATAACTGACTTGTGGGATATTCTTCCCGAAGAAACACAAGAAGAAATAATAGATATTTTGGAAGACAGAAAGGATAGACAATGAAAACATATAGGGTAGTCATACCTTTAAACAAACAAGAAACATATTTTGTTAAAGCCAATAGTGAAGAAGAAGCAGAAGAAAAAGCTATGAATGGAGAAGGGTATAGCGAAGCACATGATTGGGCCGAATGGGCAGGGTATTTAGAAACAACAGTAGAAGAAGATGAGTAATAATTCATTACCAGATTCAAGATTGGATTCGGTGTTTGATATTATAGCTGGTTTACGAAAGCAGATGTTAAGCACCGAAGATCCAGCAGGACAGCAACGAATCTGGGAAGTAATAAAATATTACCAAAACAAGATCCGAGCTGGAGAGATTTACATTCCTAAATTTTGAGATCACGCACAAGCACAGATTTTAGAGCAGGCTCAAGGGCATCTTTGTAGGGCTGTTTGACCACGAACAAGGGCTCTACCTCTGTGTAGTTTACAGCGAGCTCACGCACAAGCGATCCCGACCACAAGCATATTTCTCTTGTTTCTGGAATCTTAGCCATAATGAAATTGTCTTGACATAATGAAAACCTTTTCACATTCCAGGAAATCTGAAAGGGTGAAAGTAATAATTGATTACCCTTTGCAATCTTCAGCTCACACCAAAAAGAAATGTTTCTAGGCTCATGCATATACACGCCTAAAAGATCGGGAAGTCCAGGTGTCCCGTATGTTTCAATTCTAGTCCAAAAGATGTTTGGCGTTATCGCTTTAATATTCTTCCAAAAAGTTGATTCCCTTCCTCGATTTACGGAAGGGATTGCCTTTTTCTTTTTTCTGTCTTTTAAGGATTGTTTCTCTTTTTTCAACAATGCGAACCTCTTCTCCCTCGACAAGACAAAGTCGGACTCCAAGTTCTTTTTGATTTGGTTTGAGTTTGTTTCCCGAACCACCAACCGACTTGCCATCTACAAGCCTACTTCCTTTAGAAGTCTTAACATCAAAAAAGTGAGCTCTGCCGTTCTTTGGATTGACAACAACAATATCAATTGGACCTTGCTCGCATGTATTAGTAAATACGTAATAACCTTCCTCAAGAAATTTGTTGATCGCCTTGTTCTGACTGATCGTCGCTTTGTACTGCCTTGGGTTCATTATCCTCCATGTCCAATTCAGTAGGGGTTTGATCGATGATAACATTCTTTCGCATCTTGTCTAATAATTCTGTGACTTCTTCTAGCGATAGATTGTCAATGCTTTTATCCTTAACTTTTTCTTTCTTATCATAAAATCCAGCGGCCTTACCACGACTGATCTCAGCCATGATTGCAGTTTTCAAATCTGGTTTCATATCAAATTGTGCTACGTCATCAGCACTAGGGTTTTCTGCTCGTAGTCCTAGCTCATGTAATCTTCTCATGTGAGTAGCAGGGGAAATCTTATACTTGTTCCAAAGGTCTTCCTGTAAAGCTCTAATGTACT